CTATTCCATCCACTCGAACGGCGGCTTCAGGCTGTCCCTCAGCAGGCGGTTCTCGGCGATCGCGTCCCGGTACTCCCGGATCTTGGCCACGTCCTCGCGCAGCCGTACCTCGTGCCTGGCCACCCACAGCTCGGCCCCTGCCCGGCCCTGCTCGTAGCTGCTGCACCAGCGGAACGGACCGCCAGGGCCATGCCGGTGGCGATCCAGCGAGGCAATCCAGATGCCGTCGTTCACCCGTTGGGCCATGGCCACCACCCACACCCCGTGGCAGGCGATCACGGTCAGGGGTTCATCCGGGCGGCTGGCGGACCTGGTCGTCCAGTTGAAGTCGGGGGGGAGCGGCATGGCGGGAAGGATACGGCCGGCCGTCGCAGATCCTGCGAACGAGCCGGCCACCTCCCTGAACCGTTCGGCCTGAGTCGAGCCTGGCTCGACCCCGCCGGTTCAGTCGATCGGGATGGTCTGCGAAGAGGCTGTGGACCCATAGTTGACCGGCCCCCGAGTAGCGCCCACTCCGGGCGTCCATTCGTAGACTTGGATGCCCGTGGTGTTGGTGCTGCCCGCGTACAGCACCAAACCGTCTTTAGAGAATGCAACGCCACGGCTCAAACCGGCGATGTTTGGAGGGACTGGGTAGGCAGCGCCTGGTCCGTTGTTCGGATCCCATAGGTAGAGGTGAATCCGTTGCATGAAGGAACTTCCGAAGACCACCGCTCGGGCTGCGTCGGACAACGCCACCATCCCCTGTGCGTTATCGCCAAACGCTGCGATCCGGCTCTCGAAGCCGTTGGCACCGATCTTATAAATGTGGCAGGACGGGGATGCACCGCAGATCGCCGCAAGGTGCGTACCGGATTCGTTGATGGAAATTGAATGAACGCTCGATGCAGGGATAGCGGGTGGACCGTCTAGCCGTGCGCCAAAGCCGTTCACGTCATCCCATCGATACGCGAACATGTAGGGGTATTGCTCGGTCACCAGATACACAATGTCGCCCTTGGGATTGAAGGCGACGAAGATCACGGTGTTGTTCAACGCAGTGGCAGGCGGGTCGTAGGGCGTGCCGATCCCAGCCGGACTTACACGCTGCGCTCGCACAAAGGGCGCCGTCGTGTGTCCGATGATGACCGCCGCGGCTGACCGGGAGAAAGTTGCACACCGGCCTTGCCCTGGGAGCGCCGGACTGATCGCCGGAAACTCCTGACCGATGGCACCATCCTGGCTGACCGGATAGATGGAAACGCCAGGGGCCACGTTGTAGGTCGAAGCGCCCAAGGTGGCGTCGTCACTTGCTCCCACCAGGTAGGTGTTGCTCTTGTCGGTCGTGGTAGACCTTCCAAGAACGTCGATCGCATTCGCAGCATGCCTGTATCCACCGCAAAGCAGATACGGGGTGATGAAACTCGCAAAGAACTTGTAAGACGCCGGCCTGGCCGCAACGGTGATCGGGCCGCTCCATATGAAAGAGCGTCCTGTTGCATCGTTGACCCGAAGAACGACGTTCAGGACTGTTTCGAAGTTGATGCCCGCCGATGGGACCGTGTGGTCCCACTGGAAGTTGTCGACAAAGAGAATCTTGTTCTCGCGGTACCGGATGCCGTTGCCTGCCACGTTGATGGTCGCAGCCCCGGGCGGAGCAGCCCCGAACACCGACGACGGGTACACGCGGTTCTTGCTGGCCGACATGACCTGGTTGCCCTCGACGGTGTGGATCACTTCGCCGGCGGCGTTGCGGTACTCGAGCATGACCGAGGCGCCGGCGTTGCCTTCCGATGACGCCCCCTGGCGCACGTCGCACTTCGCGGTAGTGATCTGGCCGGGCTGGACCGTGTAGCGGGCAGCGTTCGAGATCCGCGAGGTGCCCCAATTGCCCCAGTAGCCGGCGGCCCACTGGCCGGAAGGCGGGTTCTCGGTGTCGATGTTCCAGCCTGGTCCCAGCTCCCAGCCCGTCTTGCCTTCCTCGAAACCGGGATTGGCAATCGGCGCCTGTGCGGTCTGATAGGCAGGCCAGGCCACCACCACCTCTTTGGTCGCCTGATCGACCCGCAGCTGGGCACCGTCAGGTAGCTTGTCGCCACCGATCTGCAGCACGCTGCAGCCACCAATACTGTTGCGGATCTGCAGGCGGCCTTCGTAGGCCAGCGAGGGCTTGGCGCGGGCGAACCTGCCGTTGACGTAGAGCGCCGGCTGGTAGACGTCTTGGTCCAGGTCCGGGCGGTCGTAGATGCGCGCGGCCATGTCAGTTTGCCCTCTGGCCGACCAGGTACACCCGCAGCCCCTTGGCTAGCGAGGAACCGACCTGGTCCACGTCGATGGTGATCTCGTCTCCCTTGGCGAGGATGTTGCCGCCCACCTCGTAGACCGCGGGAATGGCTGCCGTGGTAGTGCTGCGCTCGTTGTTGTCGAAGGTCAGCTTCGTCGACAGGATGCTGGTGCCGTTGCGGTTCACGTCGACCGTCAGCACAACGCCCGAGGCCTGCGCGACCGACAGGGTGGCGTAAATGCCACCACTGGCCACCGGATCCAGCAGCATCCCGTAGGGCATGAATAAGCTGTCCTTGCCGGTGCCGACTTGGATGTTGTTGCCCATGTTCACGGAGCGGTCGATCAGGTCGAACGATTGCAGATCGGGGGAGGCCGCGATGCGCAGCAGGTCGCCGGCCGCCACCCAAGCGTCAGCGTCCGGCGCAATGCAAGTGGCGCTGATGATGCTGCGCGGTCCACGACACTTGGCCTGGAAGCTCACCGGGATATTGAGCTGCCCCGCCCCGTCCTGGATCGCCAGCGTTACGGCGCCGTCGCCCAGCTGCAGGACCGAGAAGAACTGTCCTTCCTTCCAGTCGACGGTGCCGCCGGTGTTCTTGCGAATGGTGATCGTGATGGGGCTGGCCGAGTTGGCCAGGATCAGAGTGTTGTGCGAGCCACCGTCTACGGTGGTGCTGGCGCTCACGCTCACGATGCGGGGGGCGACGGTGTAGACGGGGGGCTGACCGATCCACGGCCGCGCGTAGCCGCGCAAGGTGGTAAAGCCGCGCACACCGTCACCCAGCGGCGGGTTGAAGCGGATGGCCGGCGGGGCGCCCAGCACGCCCGGAACAATGGTGAACGCTCCATCGATGCCCGGCTTCGACACGGGGTAGACGTTCGACCCTGCGGCCGTCTCCACCGCCGTGTCGTAGAACAGCGGATCCAGCACGTCGGCACCGGCCAGCGGGAAGTCGGTCACAACCCCGTCGCCCTCGAACGCCCAAAACTTCGGCGTGACGCCAACAGTGCCGCCACCGCCTTGGATCTGCTCGATCAGCACCAGCGCCGAACGGCGGTTCAGTGCGTCGGCGTCAGCGACAGCATCGCCAACGTTCGCGATCCGATTGCCCTTCGCGTCCCATACGAATTGCCCGGTTTCGGGATCCAGCACCAACTGCAGCCCGCTATCCAGCAGCTGCTGCAGCTGCATCACCCGGTAGTCGAAGGCGTCTTCGTGGATCTCCGGCAGGAACGCACCCTGATTGGTGATGTCGGCCGGCTGGTCCATCGGGACCGTGCGCAGGATCAGAATGTCCAGGTTCAACGCGGGAGCGGCGTTGAAGGTGATTTTGCTGGTGTTCGCGCGCAGCCCGGTCACCGTGTACTGCGATGGCGGCACTAGGTTGTAGACCGGGTGGGTACCGGTGAACACCTGGATATGGCTCGACAGGAACGCCCTCGGCCCGTTGAACGCGGTGGCAACGCCGTTCCCCACGTAGGTCTTGCGGCGGTCATTGGCGGAAATGGTCATGGGTGCATCGGCTCCAGAAAGAAGAAGCCCCGCAGATGCGGGGCTGGGCGTGGTCGATTACTGCTCGTCCTTGGGTCGGCGGTACATGAGGTATGCGGCCGCCTCCGCTGGGTTGTCCGGGGTGTACTGGCCGGTACCGACGTCGTAGAGGTATTCGCCGGTGGTCAGCATCTGATTGCTGGGGATGCCGGTCACCGGGCCAGCAGCGCGCACGCCGTCTTTGATGATTTTCTCTGGGTCCAGCTCGCGGTCTTCGATCCAATCGAAGCCCAATGCCTCCAGCGCGGCATCCGTTCCGGAGACCGCCAGATCCCAAGCACTGTCCCCGAATTTGAATAGAGCAATGCCTGCATCGGCGATCGGGTTCGGCCTGCCCATGCTGGGCTTTCCTTCGATCTTTGCGTCGATGGCACCTGCTACGTCTCGCAGAAGTGGGAACGTCTGGAACGGGAACAGCAGAGTCTTGCGTGCAAGCCAGGCGCTCCAGTCGTCCCATCCCTTTTCGTCGTCGTCGCCGCCATCCGGGCCCGGCCCCATCAAGACTTCAAACACCGCGTTGGACAGCACACCTGCTGCCAGCCAGGTGCCGAGCGCCCGGGCCGGCGACTGCACGCGCCCCAGGTACAACCCGCGCAGGCCCGATTCCTGCAGGCGGTTGTTCATGATGATCATCGGGCCGATGAACATGCGCACCCACTTGTAGCGCGGGTCGCGCTCGGCAGCGCTGAGATCCTTCGGCGCGCCGGCCTGCTGCGTGGTGCGGATCGACTTGTCGGCCAAGCGCACCGCCTCGTCGATGCCGATGCCCTGAGCCTGCGCCTGCTGATAGCGACCCAGCCAGATGGCACGCTCGGCCAGCGGCACCGTCCAACGATGCACCTCCATGGCCATCTTCATCGCCGCCGCGCGGATGCCACGCTTTCCCGACAGCTTGCCCAGGACCATTTGATAGGTCGAATCCAGCGAGTTGGCGCGTTCCTCCATGAAGGGCGACAGCGAGTGGATCATTTCCGTCATCTTGCCCGGGCTGCGGTAGTACGCCGCATAACCGGTGGCCAGATACTTGGGATCGACGCGCGCCGCCGCCTGGATGGGTGCCACCACGGTGTTGGCGAACACCAGCGGCAAGCGGAAGCCAAGGGCGGCCACCGCTGTGTTGGTCAGTACCGCGTCGCCGAGCTTTTCCACCGGGCCAGATCCCGGCTCGGATACCGAAGCACCGCGCACTGCGTTTTTCACGCTGCCGTAAAGGGAGTGATACGCGCCCTCCGACAGCCGCTGCTGGATCAGATTCTTCAGCTCCTGGTCTTCCAGCACCCGCAGCGCCTGCTTCACGTAGCCGCGGTGCGAAATGTCGGTTATCACGTCATTGAGATGTCGCGACAGCACGCGGTGGTAGTCCAGCAGCATCGGTGCTGCGTACTCGGTGCGCTCCTTCGTGTGGCCCTTGCTGGTCATGGCGCGGCTGAAGGTGCCGCCCATGATCTGTTCCTCCGCCGCGCGCGCCTGCTTGACGCCACCGGCACCCGCCCGGGGGTCGTACACCGCCGGGTAGTACCCGCCGCGCAGGCTGACCGTCGAGCCGTCGGCCGCGGTGAAAATCAACGGCATCGGCTCGACCTGCTCTGGCGCAACACCCGACAGCCGGCGCTGCTGCTCCACGATGTCCGGCCACAGGCTGTTCACCGCATCCCAGATGCCCTGCACCATCTGCGCATCGGCCGGCGTGAGGTGTCCCAGCATTTCCGCGATGTTCTGCGGGGTGAACTGGACCACTTCGGCGTTCTTGCCAATGAACCCGCCGCGCATCAGCTTGTCACGGTTGCCGGCGTTGCCCATGTTCAGCGCCGCCGCCACGATCGTGTTCTTCGACAGCGAACGCCCCAGGCTTGGCACGTACACCAGGCGGTTCAGGTCCGCCCGCTGCGCCGGCGTCAGCGCCTTCATCGTTTGCTCCAGCATGCCGCCGACGCGGTTTCGCAGCTCAATCCGCTGCTGCTGCGCTGCCTCGGCTTGGTTCCAGAGGAAGTCGTGCCACGGCCCTGTCTCGCCGCCGTCCAGCCACTCGACCACCGTCTCCGGGCGCAGCACCCAGTCCATCAGGCCGGTGTAGGTCGCGCCCATCTTCTGCATCGCCGTCAGGTCCGCATCGGAGAGCGGCAGGGGTTTGCCTTCCGCGATCGCACCGCGGATGGCGCCGGCCAGCTCCGCCTGCGCGCTCTCCCAGTCGCGCTGGTCCTTGTTGCTCAGCAGCTTGTTCTTCAGTTTGGCCAAGCGCGCGATGTTGGTCACTGCGTCGTGCAGCTCGCGGAACTCGGTAATCGGCAAATCGGCATAGTTCGTCACGCTTTCCGCTTCGACCCGGGCCAGCAGCGCATCGCTGACGGCGGTCAGGTCATCGTCGGCCTGGCGTGCCTCCACCCACTGCCGCAGGCTCTGGCGGCGCGCAACGGCCCGGCCGGACACGTCACGGAACTCGTAGGTGTCGGCGATGGTGTCCATCGCTTCCAGATAGTCGGCGCCGGCTTTGCCCAGCCGCTCTCGGGCCTGCGGGGTCATCTGACGGCGGATGTAGCTGACCTTTGACTCGACTTCCTGCTGCACCGCGCGAGCCTCCGCGAACAGCACAGCGTTCAAAGCCTGCTGACGCTTCCCCTGCAGTGCATCGGCGTACTTCCCTGCCGCCGCTGCCTGCGCCGCCGCGCGGGCTGCCTTGCGCTCTGCGACCAGGTACTCGTTCGGGCGAATCTGCCGCGCGGTCTTTTCGGCCAGCACCGCCTGCGCCACTGCCTTCAACTCACGCCGGTTCGGGCGTGGTTCCTTGGCCAAGTCGGCCAGCACACCCAGTTCACGCTCCAGCAGCTGGATCTTCCGGCTGCCGTGTACCGCATCCAGTGCGCGCTGCGGCAGAGTGCCGTCGGTCATCGGCTCGCCGTGCCGGGCCTGCATGCGCGCGTCAGCCTCCGCGCTCACGCCTGCCAGCGTCTGCCGCACCGTCCACAGCCCCTGCACCAGCTCGTCGGCGGAGGTGAAGCCCAGCAGCGTGGCCACCTCTTCGGGATGGGTGCCACCCTTGCGGGCGTATACCCGGCCCATCTTGTCCAGCAGGCCGTCGCCGTAGGTCGCCGCAAGCACGGCGCGGTCCAGCTTCAGGCCCTGCAGCTGCTCGGGCACCGGCTCGCCGCCGGCTTCCTTGCGGCCTGTCAGCACGCGGTATGCACGCACGATGGGCGTGGCCTCGACCTCCGCCTCGACCTCGGCGCGGATGGTGGCCAGCTCGTCCTTCCACCAGCGCTCCCGCGCGCGCGCGTCAGCCTCCTGCAGCTGCGCCATCAGGTCGGCCTCGGCCTGCTCCCGTGCCGCAGCAACCTGCGCCTGGTAGTCAGCGAACTGGCGTTCGGTCATGCCCAGCGCCTGCGCCTCTGCCAGGTCGCGGGCGATCGGCTCGAAGCCGACCCTGGCCTGCGCCGCCTCGATCTCTTCCTGGCTGGCCAGCATGCGGTCGAACACGCCGCGCACGTCGTCGGTCAGCTCCACGTCCAGATTCCGCAGGCTGCGGTAGACGCCCAGGATCCACTGCCTGAACTGGCTGAACACCGATTGCAGCTCCGGCGTCGGCGCCTTGCCCTCGCCCAGGTAGGCCTCGAAGCCGCGGGCGAACTGTTCGTGCTGGTCAACGCCGATCTGGTCCGCAGACTCGACACCGAACCACTTCAGCAAGGTATCCAGATCGGAGCGAACCTGCGGCGATGCGTCCTCCGCCGTGGCCACGTCCCGGTAAACCTCCAGGAAGAAGTGCCCGGATTCGTGCAGGAACGTGGACAGGTCCGCCCGCCTGAACAGGCTGATCTGCATGGACCGACCCGGGCCAATCTGAATCTGGCCCCGTGGGGCCGCCTCGGACGACTGGAAGAACGGCCGGGCGTTGAAAGCCGGCAGGACCTCTGCTAGCGTCAGCCCCGACGTCGGCAGACCGCGGGTACGCAACTCGGACTCGGCCGTGCCGGCCCGCTCCATGGCACCGACGTCAGACCCCGATTGGCGCAGCGATTCGCTGCCGAGGCCGTCGGGGTTTCCTATTTCAAAGCCCTCGAAATCGTAGGCGCGGCGCACACCGTCGTTGCCGACGCGATACACCAGGCGCACGGGATACACTTGGCCGTCGTACTGCACTGCTGATGCTGCGTAGGCGTAGGACACGGTCTTGTCGTCGGTATCCACCGAGGTGGAGTGGATCGGCGCGGATTCCACCAGCGCCGGCAGCTCGCGGGCGACGGCCTGGCGCAGCGGATCCCGCCGCCCCTTGGACATGACCTTCTTGCGCCCGCGCGAGGCGAATCGGACAGGCTGACCATCCGGTGCCTTGACCTCGATGCCGTCCTGCTGGGTGCGCATCAGCTCGTTCGACTCGGCGAACCACTCGGCCGGGTTGCCGGTGGTCGGCTCCAGCTCGATCACCGGCACCGGCGTTTCCGGGGCGAGGCCGGTTGGCACCTCGTCCGTCCGGGTCGGCTGGAACAGGATGTCCCCGGCCAGCACCTCGCGCGCAGCGGTGTCCGGCAATGCGACGCTCCAGGTCTGCCGCTGCCCTTCGATCGGATCGTCCTGGACGATCTCGCCGCCGGTGCGCTCAGCTTCCGTGCGCGCCTGATCCAGCGTCAGGAAGTCGCGCGCCTGGCCCTGTTCGTCTGCCAGCAGCCACTGGCCCGCCCGCTGTACGTAGGCGCTGCCATCACGCTCGATGGTCTGCTGGCCGCGGCCATCGGTGGCCACCTGCGGCCGGCCGAGAAGGCTGCGCAGGGCGTCCATGCCGCGCTGCATCAGCGTGCGCGGCTGTGCTTCGCTGCCTTCGGCCGGCGCCTCCGCGGCGTCGATGCCGGTGGCGTAGCGTTCGTACAGCGCCACCGGATCCTGTCCGGTGACCTCGCCCAGCCGGCCGAACATTGCTCCCCACAGCTGCGCCTGGCTCTCAGCCTGCGCGGGCGTATAGCGATCGGTACCGACCAGCTGGGCCATGACCGACTGCTGCACCTGCGCGCGGGCGTTGGCTGCAGTGGCGTCCGGCGCGGGCGCATCGAGCGGCACGCCCAGCTCGCGCGCCATGGCATCGATGTCCAGCGTCTCCAGCTCTGCTGGCGACAATCCCTCTGCGGTAGTGCGGGCGTTGCGCAGGATCTCGTCACGGTTCGGAAGGCGCGGTACCGCAGCCATCCATTCGGTCATCGGGATCACGACCTGGCCGGTGGCCAGTTGCTCGGCCAGCGCCGATTCGCCGCCCACCAAGTCCTGCAGCACCTGCGGCGCTGACTGGAAAAGTGTCTGCGCCTGCTCCGCGTCCAGGTACACCCGAGCGTCCTCGCCGGCCACCTGTGCGGTAAGCGCCTTCATATCCTCCGGCGACCGCTCGCCCAGCTTCAGCTCTCCAGCAAGCTCGGTGGCCGCCCGCAGGCGGTCGTTGCTCTGGCCGGACTGCATCACTTGGTCCAGACGCTCGTTGATCCAGCGCACCTGGCCAGACGCGCGCGCGGCGCGGTAGTTGGCATGCACCTCCACCGCACCGGTGGGGACCTCGGCCAGGCCCTCCATGATGATGTCGCCCCACTTAAGGCGTTCCTCGGTCAGCAGCTGCGCCGTGGCCTCACCGGCAGCGCCGCCCCCCAGCTGCACGCCCGCCTCGGCGCCGGTGCGCAGGATCGCCGAGGATGCGCTGCGCCGGGCGTTGTTGATGAAGTGGCCAGCCACGCCGGCGGTCAAAGCGTCGAACACGCCGATGGCCACACCGCGCTTGGCCGCCTTGTCGCGCGCGGCGGCCATTTTCTGCGGATCACGCAGGAACTGGCCCACCGCGTAGGCGTCGGTCGGGTCGACCTTCGCATCCTGCATGGCGTCGGCGATGCTGGCGCCGAACTCGGTCAGGCCCGACCCGGTACCGGCCGACGCGGCAGTTACCACGCGGCTACCACCGCCGGTGGCAGCGGTCAGCGCCAGGCCCGGGGCGCCCATGCCGATCGACTGCCCCAAGGTGACGGCGATAGCGCCCAAGGTGTCGGTGCCGCCGCCGGCCAGCTCGCGCACCGCGCCGCTGAAGCTACCGGCCTTGTTCGCCCGGTCGAAGGCCTGGAAGCCGCGTTCGGTGCTGGCGCTGGTCACGTCTGCGGCCTGTGCCCGGCGCTCCTGGTCTGCGCGCAACGCCGCTTCCTCCGCCGAGCGGTCAGTGGTCAGGCGGCCGGTCGCCGGGTCCATCACCGCCGGGCCATCGGGCAGCAGCGACAGCGCATTTGCCTTGCCCCGCTGCCAGCCACTGACGATGCCGCCGATCACCTGCTCCAGGATGTTCGGCTCGGCAGTCGCCCGTGCCTCACCGGTCACCAGCGAGTTGGCATAGGTGGCCAGCTTCGGGGCCTCGTCACTGGCCAGCGCCATGCGCCGCGGGTCGCTCAGGAAATCGCCCACGTGCGGCGATGCGCGGCCGGCGTCGTCGATCTCCTGCCGCCGGGCGTCCTGCTCGTAGTCGCCCAGGTTCGCCGCCACCACGCCGAATGGCTGGCCAAGCTGGTCCGACAGCTGGTTCGCGCGCGCGGCTTCTTCCGGCTTCTGGCTGGTTCCGGTGTATGCGCTGCGCAGGGTCACCTGCCGGTTGCTTTCGATCTCGTCCGACAGTTCGTCGAAGCCTTCCAGCACGTTGTCGATCACTTCTTGGCTCCTTGGCTCTTGCGGGCGAAATACTGCGTAAGCCACGCGTCTGTCGGCGGCCTGCCGTACTTCTCGACGTGGGCACTGCGAACTGCGTCGCGGTCGGCTTGGCTGACCTGCAGGTCGAACTGTGCCGCGCTGCTGTAGAGACCCACCTTTACCTTGGGGTTGTTCTTGAACTTGCCGTCCTTCTCCTGGATCGCGCCGAGCCGGCCGGCCTGCAGGTTCTGGGCGAACTGCTTGGCCGTCGCCGACAGCAGCACGTCCGCCTGCTCAGGGGTCGGCTTCTTGCCGGTGGACTGCACGAACGCTGTCTGCGCGTTCTGGTAGGCGATGCGGAACTCACCGCGCAGCGCGTCCCGCGGGGCATTCTTGGCTTGGGAGCCACTGCCGGAAATGTCGGTGTCCTTTCCGAATCCCAGCATCTGGAACCCGCGCTCCAGGCGCTCGTTGTCGGTCATCCAGTCGGCGCGCTTCGACGGGTCGTTCGCCTTCGTTTGGTCTTCAGCCAGCGACTTCAGCGTCTTGCCGCTGAGCTTGTCGGCGTACTGGCCTAGCGGCAGCTTGGCGAACTCATTGGGACGCAGCGCCTGCATGCGCTGAATGCTCTCCAGCGTCGCGGGATCGTCCTGCACGGTGGCGCCTTCAGAAACGATCTTGCGATAACGATTCACCGACTCATACAGCGCGGGGTCCTGTCCCATCAGAGCCAGCTCGGCCGGCGCCAGCACCTGCGACAGCGGCACGCTCGCGCCGGCGGCGGCCACCTTGTCGTAGATCGACATGGCCGCGGCCTTCTTCGCCTGCTCCAGTCTGTCCTTGCGCTGCGCGTAGATGTCGCGCAGGTAGCCCTCAGCAGCAGCACGCTGGTCCGGCGGCATGGTGCGCGGGATCGCGGCGATGGCATCGGCCAGCGTCGAGGGTGCAGCAGTTGCAGCGGTAGCGACCGGTGCCCCGGTTGCCGAGCCATCCCCTGCGGCAGAAGCCCAGCGTGCAGAGCGGCCCATGACCTGGCGCACGTAGAGCGCAGTCTTCGGGTTTTGCGCCGACCGGCCACGGTTCACCACGGCATCGGCACCGCCCTCACCGGCGAAGTGCGCGGCGATGGCGAACGCTCGGCCGCCCTTGGCCAGTCGTTCCTTGTACTCGCGGGCAGCGCGCCGGGCAGACGCCGCAGCGTCCTTGCGGTCGATGCCGCCGGCACTGGTGGCACGGTACTGGAACAGGCCGGTGGCCTGGTCGCCATCGTCCAGAACCTCGCGATTCACTGCGTCGGCGCGAAACCCCGATTCCTGCTCGGCAAGCGCGTACAGGTCTGCGCGGCCGGCCGCATCCAGCCCCTCGGCCTTCGCTGCGTCATCGATCGCCTTGGCCACCGACGCGGATGGCACACCGCGCGCCTTCGGCGCCGGAAGCGGCTCGACTGCTCCACGGCCATCGGCCAGCGACTGTGCCAGCTCGTAGGCCGCACGGTCCTTCACCACCGGGTACAGCGTGCGCTCAACCTGCGCGCGGTCCTCCGGCGTCATCTGGTCTGCGTAGCGGTGGTAGTAGTCCTCCGCCGCGAACGGGTCGCGGGTGGCCATCGCCGCAGCAGTCTGCTTGCGCACGGACGATACGATGCCGCGCTCGCTGGCCTTGATCGCCTCGGCCCCCATGCCCTGCGTCTGATAGGCGGCACTGGCGATGCCCACGGCTTCCTGCAGTCGCACGTCGGCCAGGCCGAAGTCACCAGACATACCGGCGCTGACGGCATCCTGGCCGATGTTGTCGATGGTGGCCTTGCGCTCGGTGGCCTCGTAGGCGCTGTACTCGCGGTCGGCGTAGCTGTTGAGCCGGCCCTGCACAGAGTCGCGGAACGAGAACGACACCTGATCGAACCGCTGCTGCTGTTCGGGCGACAGCCGGCTGCGGATCGACGACACACGCTGGTCGAGATCACCCAGCAGCGCATCGTGCGCCTGCAGTGCGTTCTTGCCCTGGTACTTGGCGATGCCGTCGGCGTTGGCAGGGTTGAAGGTGTTCCCTTCCCAGTCCGACAGTTCGCGCCGTGCCTCCATGACCGCCGTCAGGTCGGCGCGCTGCTTCTGCTGCTGGAACAGGTCGACAGCTGCCTGGCCGACCGCACCTGCGGTTCGGCTGAGCGGCGACAGGTCAACCTGGGCGGTGTTGCGGACCTGGGGGCCAAGCTCGGCCTGCACCTGCGGCCCGCTGGTGCGGGGGATCAGGGTCGCCATGTCACAGCCCCCAGCCGCGCGAGATGCGCGCGTTGTTGCGCATGGTGATGCTGTTGACCTGGGAGGACAGGTTCCCACCGCCGCCAGCACCACCCGCACGGCTCATGCCGCCAATGCCCATGCTCGCGGCGCTGGCGAGCGAGCCCAGGATCGTGCCGGTCGCCTGAGCATTGCCGCTCCAGCGGGCCAGCTCGCCCTGCGTCCGCTGGTTCTGGGCCTGTGCGTTGAAGCCCCAGGCCTGCCGCGCGGCGTTCATGCGGATGGTCTGCTGGTCGACTTCACCGAACATCGCGGTCTCGCCCAGAATCTCCGCCGGCGTGCCGAGCGTGGGGTCGATGTTGTTGGCAGCGATCGCGGCGCGCTGTTGGCCGAGCGCAATGCGCGTGCGCCAGGACTGCTGCTCCATCTCGCGGGTGGCCAGGGCATTACTGGCGTCGGCGTCCTGCTGCGCCAGCATCGCGTTGTTCTCGGCGATCTGCGCGTTGGCCTTGCCCTGCTTCTGCTGCTGATCAGCCTGGTAGGCACCGGTTACAACGGTGGCCGCCAGAAGGGCGATTGCGGGATTGCACACGTTATGCGCTCCAGTAGAACGGAAGGAAAGGGGCGCTGTCCGGTCCAACCGGCACCGGCGCGAGGAAGTGGAAGCCCAGCCAGTGCAGCCAGCGCTGCGCGGCCTCGTTGCGCTGGTCGACGACGTTGAACAGCATCGAAGGGAATGCCATCTGCATTCGGGCCAGGGCTGGTCGGGACAGGCGCAGCAGCTCCTTCTGGACCGACAGCGGATCAAGGCCGGTAGAGCCGACCATCCAAGGCGTGCCGATACCACCGAGGATCGAGTAAGGGGTGGCCCCGAACATGCACACCGGCACGCCGCGCACCATCGCAGTCCATGCCTCAGCGCTCCCGGCCAGGCCGCGCTGCAGGGCCTCAGCAGGCGTTGTGCGCCCGCAGGCCCACAGCTCAACCACGTCCGCAGGCCGTGCCGCAGCTGCTATCGCTTCGATGTGGCCAGCCTCGGCCGGCACCAGTTCCGCGGTGATCTTCATTCGGATGCCACCACCTGGGGCATCAGCGACAGGATCTCCATCGGCAGCGGGTCGTCGCTGATGATGTGGAAATGGCCGCTGTCTACGCCCCACCGACAGGACATGTTCTTGCGCAGGACGCCCGTGTACGGAGCCGTGGGCTCGTCGTAGTTCTCGAAATCGCGCTGTGCAATCGGATCCAGCGTGTCCAGCGTGGTGCCGACGTAGACGCCGCGGGTGTTGCGCACCAGCAGCGCGACCTCGAAGGCGAGCTTCTTCATGGGGCGCAGCGGGTCGCCACCATTCGAATTGACCTCCAGCGTCTCAATGTGGGCGGTGTACGGCAGGCCGATGTGCACCACCCCGCCCGGGCGCTGCAGCTGCACCTTGCCGTCGACCACCTGCAGATCCTTCTGCACGTTGCCGTCGACCAGGGCCACCACAGCCTTGCCCTCCAGGTGGCCCATGCCGGCGATCGTCGAGCGCTGGTAAGTCCAGTCCTGCACAGCGACGCCGCGCAGCGCCAGCGGCACCGAGCCGATCGATTCCACCATCGCGACCGTGGGCGACACATAGGCCATGACCCGCACGCGCACATGACTGTCGCCAATGGCCAGCCGCAGGATGTTGCCCACGTCACCTGCCCCGCTGAAGATCGCGGCGCCGGTGGTGGCGGTGATCACGGCGCCCTCGTCCCACCCATCGGTGCTGGTCAGCGTCATAGGCGAGCCGTTCGGACGCCTGCCGTCGTAGGTCAGCAGGCTATCGGCGTACTTCCAGTCGAGCGGATCGTCGTACCGGGTCGGCGCCATCTGCTCCACGTACTGGACCCATTCGCCGTTGATGAAGCGACGCACCAGCAGGTAGACCTCGGTTTCGATCTCGCCGGGCAGGCAACAGACGTCCAGCACCTCGCCGTCGGTTTCATGCGGGTGCCAACCGGTGACCTCCTGCTCGGGCATGTACGTGCAGCCGATCAGCACACCGTCGGTGCGCGGCATCCACAAGATCGGCCAAGGCGCCGTGCTGTATTCGATGCCGCGGAACGTGTAGCCCTGCACCAGGTGGTCGGCCCAGATGCTGATCTCGTTGCCGCGGAAGCCGTCCTTCTCGAACTGATAGGCCAGATCCCGCACACGCTGGCCCTGTGCCTGCAGGAACACCGCCGACTCGCCCAGCACCCGCGCCTGCAGGTTGCCGGTGCCATAGGCGGACTGCGGCTTGATGCCGATCGTGCTGGGCGTCACTACGGCGTCCTGCCCGCCGGTGACCTTCCATTCGCCGCCAGTCGTCAGTACCAGCAGGCTGTCCAGCGGCACCAGATCGCGGATCGCATTCACCTGGCGCGCATTGATCGTGAACGACACCGCGTCACTGTCGACGATCGGCGAGCTGCGTCCGAAGTTGGGATAGTCGCCGATGTTCGACGCCCACACGGTCTGCGGATCGCCTGGGCTGCCGGCGAACCAGAGGCGATCGCCGAAGAACTCGACCTCACCGGGGTAGCCATAGCGATAGGACCAGGCGCCCACAGCCCAAACGTCGGTGCCACCGACGGCGCCGGCCGCGTACTGGGTCACCACGATGTTGCTGGTGCCGGTCGGCGGTGCCTCGTAGAAGTTGATCAGGTCCGCGCCGGGATCGATCGTCCAGCCCTGTGCCATCACATCACCTCCTGCGCGACATTGCCGCCGCGGCCAATCCCGCCACCGCTGGTACCGCCGGTGCCGCTGCCGCCGGGGTAGTACGGATTCGACTGCACTGGCACGCCATCGATCTTTACCTGGTAGTCCAGATAGCTGCTGCTTGTGGCGCCAGGGATGGAGAACTGTTTCGTGGTGCCGTCGCCGTTGAAAGTCCACGGACCGGCCACTGGCGGCGGCACGTTGCCCACGATGCTGTCGGGGATCCGTTCGATCACCGTGGCGGTGACCTCGAAGGGGCTGGTGAAGGCGGTGATCTTCATTATCCCGAACCCGCCGTGGACGTATTCCCATTCGACCCCGACGGCGTAGTCGTTGACGTTGTCGAACTTCACATCCTGCGGGCCGTCGAATGCCCGGCCGCTGTCGTGCACGGGACGCACGCTGCCGCAGACGTAGTACGGCGTGCCGGCCAAGCCAGTCAGCACTGGGATGCTCACGCAGCGGTAGACCTTCTGGTCGCTTCGGCGAAGTGCACCCAGCGGAACCTTCTTCTCTGCGGCCACCCACGGCTTCACAGATCGCAGTTCCTTTTCCTCGGCATACAGCAGCGAGCCGACCATCTCTGCGGTGAAGGTCGGGACGTTGGTGGTCACCTTCACCACGCCCTGGGTGCCGGACACGGCCAGCAGCGCAGCCTCGTCGTTGTTGAACGGGCGGAATGGGCCGCGCCGGTACTCGAAGTCGCGCAGCTCGAACTGGTCGACGGCCAGGCGTCGCAGCTCCTTCTGCGGGATCCACGGGTGCACAAGGAACAGCACGTCGGCCGACTGCGTATGCCGCACCTTGTAGATGTCCTCCCCGGTGTAGGGCGTCGCCACCTCGACGATCTCCCCCGCCCCGTTGCGCAGTAGCGCACCGCCCACCCAGAAACGCATGTAGCCATCGCCCATCTCGATCGCGTACTTGACCGTGGTCGAGTAGATGAACGGGATGAAGCGGGTAGGACGGGCGTTGTGCTTGGCGCCACCGCGGAACAGGTAGCCCGGGCGCTTCTCGCCGCCACCTGTGGGCTTGGTGATCACGTTGCGGCAGGTCTTCAGGCTGATGGCATAGCGCACCATGTCGACGCGCCCTTGGAGCCCGGGCGACAGCTCACCGCCGGACATGCTCGGTTGCAGCAGACGTGCCATGGTCAGGCCCTCGCCATCTGGGCCATGGACGGCTGCCGCTCGTCCTCGTCGGCCTCGTTGAAGTCATGCGCTGCGGCCTGGCTCAGTGCCAGCTGGTAGAGCTGCTTCAGGCCGGATTTGTTGGAGAACCCATTGGCACCGATGATCGTCGGCGCGCCTTCCTCGGCCAGCTTGCAGGCCAGCGCATCGACGAAGTGCGCCGGGTAGCGCTCCGGATCTTCCACGCGTGCGACGTAGATCAAATAGGCCTCGGCCTGATCGCACAGCAGCGACGTGCCGTCTGCGCCCATCGCCTGCTCGAACTGGATGCCGTGGCACTGGCGGAACTGCGGCTCACACCAGCGCGACAGGCGGCGGCCGGTGCGCATGCCCTGGTCGTCGGTGATGGCCAGTACGGTGATGCAATCCGACGGGCGCGAGTAGCGGATCTCCCAACCGGGCATCGGTGCCTCGGCAGCGACTGCGAGGCGCTGGGCCTTCATCGCCCACGGCCACAGCCGGTCGGCCAGCACCAGGTCGCGCATGGGCTCCCACAGGCGCGAGAACACCCGTGCCTCCTTCGAGCGCTCGGTCAGCGACGTGATCGTGATGTCCTGGGCCAGCTTGCCCAGGGCCAGGTTGCAGATTTGGACCTGGGACGTCATGGCTCAGTCCTCACCGTTCGGGTACAGCACTTCGCTGGGCTTCGGGCCCTTCGCCGCTGCCAGCCCCATGTCGGTGATCTGCAGCTCCAACCGGCGATGGACCTTGCCATCGCGCGTTTCCTCTCCGAGCGAAACCACAGTCGCGATTGCCTCGATGGCGACCTGTGCACCAGACGCCGGCAGCTGCTTGATGCCCTGTGCCGCGATCTGGTCTTCGTCCAGGTTGATGCGCAGCCCCCACGGGTAATCGGGCTCGCTGCAACCTGATGGCGCCGTGGCGCAGCAGTCACAGCCGTGGTCGTGGCTGCCGTCCTTCTTCATGGATACGAGCTTCATGTGCCGCTCCGGTAGTGGGGGCGCCCGAAGGCGCCCCCGGTGGTTGCCGTCAGGCGTTCGCCGACTTCTCGGCCACGGCCGCGTCGATCGCCTCGATCACGCCCTTGCGGGGCTTCTCGGCGGCAGCCTCCTGCTCGCGGTAGGCGGCCAACTGCTCGACTTCCAGACCGGCCAGGTCCGCCTTGATCTGGTCAGCGTTGCGGGCCAGGAACGGGTCCGCCGGCGGCGCCGACTTCTCGGCCACGGCCTTGCCGCTGATCTGCTCCATCCAGGAGCCCAGCTGTTCCTTGCTGGCGATCTCGAATTCGTCGCCGACGGCACGTTCCTGCCCGAAGTAGCCGCGCTGGGTCGCGCGCACGCGCAGGCCGGTCACAGGTTGTTCTCCTGGTGGCCGGCGACGATGCCCGCAGTGACCTTGCCCGTGGTCGGCGCAGTGCCCACCAGGGTGTAGTTCAGGCGGACATAGCGCAGGCTGGTACCGCGCGGCACGTAGTACAGGCCACCGAACACAGAGCCAGCGGCCAGATCAGCCAGCAGCTTGGTCTGCGAGCCGACTACGACCGGTGCGGCGAAGTTCTCGGTGGCCGAGACCTGCAGCTCGACCTGCAGGCTGGTGGCGTTGTTGAAGGCCTCAACTACCTGCACACGCAGCGGGATCGGGGTGCCCGGGCCGATGTCGCGCTTGATCGGGGCGCTCTCGCCCTGCACGGTGCCAGTGGCGCCCAGGTCGATGACGTTGGTGGACACTGCGCTCGCCAGCACCGACTGTGCGTTCGAGAACAGGTTCTGCTGATCGAAGATCATGGTGGTTTGCTCCTTGGATTGCGGTAGGGAGCGGGGCCGGAGCCCGCGCGCCCGATTCAGTGGCGGCGGATCAGACGACCCGGGCTTCGGTGTTCAGCAGCGCATCCGACTCGCGCAGCGGGATGCCGCGATAGGTCAGCACTTCCTCGCCCTCGATCTCCTTGCGGGTGAGGCGCACGAAGTTGTCGGTAGTGCCGCCATTGGTGGCCAGCGCGTCCAGCGCTTCCAGCATGTCGGTGTTGAGGTAGATGGCCGCACGGCCACCCATCACGCGGCGCTGCTTCAGCTTGTAATAGGCCTTGCGCATGAAGTCGTACAGCTTCACGTTGCCGGCCTTCACGTCGGACACATCGATGTTGGCGATGCGGGAAACGTAGCGGTAGTCGCGAACCGACAGGCCAATGTCCCACTGGAACTTCTCGCGGACCACGTCGAGGATCGACCCATCCGCGTTGGTCTTGGTCTGCTTGCCCTTGTCCTCGCGATCGATGCCGGCCTTGCTGCCCTTCGGGTACAGGCCATGGACGGTGTTCTCACCCCAGACGATGAACCAGATCGAGGTGTTGTCCGAGCCGGTGCCGCCTGCGTCGACGATCTGAGCGCCCGAACCGCTGGTGGCGATCTTGTTGAAGCGGGGAGCGAAGCCAGTGAACTTCGCCGGCGAGGTAGCCTGGTCACCGTAGAACATCGAGGTGGCCACGCCCTGGTTCAGGCCTTCGAGGAATGCCTGGGCTTCGGACAGGCGCAGGCCTGCCGAGTCGCCGGTCATGCGCACCAGCTTCTCGTCGATCTCGCTCCAGGCTTCGATCATGCCGGTAGCGTCGCGCACCTGGGCGGTGGTCGACTTGGTGGGCTGAACGCCCTGGTACAGCATGCGCCAGGTGCCTTCGGGGATGCCGGTGCGCACGGTGGTCAGGTGCGTGGTGCCGTCATTGCACTCCTTGACGATCATGTCCTGCAGGATCGGGTTGTCCTGCGCCAGCAGCTCGATCACCGCAGCGATCTGCTTGTCGGCGTCGGTCCGCTTGAACACGTCCGCCAGGGTCAGGTAGGTGTTGCCGATGGTCGACATTGTTGGTCTCTCCAGATACGAAAAAACCGCCTTGCGGCGGCTGGTTGATGGGGTGGTACGTGGCGGGTATCAGCCGCCGTAGAGGATCGACTTCGGGTCGCTAGAAGCGCTCGGACCGGATGCAGTGGTACCGCCCAGGCCATCCACCTTGCTGTCGCGGAGGAAACCGCCGAAGAAGGCGAACGCCTTGATCATGGTCGGGTGGTTGCCCCAGCCCAGCTCGTTGAACGCCTTGGTCAGCTCAGGGTCGTTGATCGCCTTGACCGCGGTAGTGGCCAGGCCGACGGTTTCGTCGTACTTGGCGCCCAGCTGCTGCTTGGCATCCACGCCCCACTGCTCGACCTGCTGCAGGCGCTGGGCTTCCATTGCCTGCTGCATCGCCGCCGCATCCTGCCCGGCCATCTGGGTATACAGGTCGACGGCCTCCTGGGCCTGCTCCTGTGTCCAGCCCTTGGCCTTGAAGAACTGCGTGGCCGCGCCCAGTCGATCTCCTTCCAGGGTGAACCCTTCCGGCAGGTTGAACTGGCCGTACTGCTCCGGTGCCGCGCTGGTCTTACCGTCCTCGGGCTTGCCGGCATCGCCGCCGCCTTCGCCCTTGTTCGGCTGGCCATTGCCACCCGTTGCGTCACCACCGTTGCCGCTGCCCTCGGATCCCGCCGGCGCGCTGCTGCTGGGAACCTGCTGCGTATCGGTTGCGGTGGTCGTTGCTCCGCCTGCGCCAGAATTTTGTGTGCTGGTCTCGGTGGTGGTGTCACTCATCGTCGTCTTCCTCGGGTTGCTGCAGCTGCGCCAGCAGCCGCTTCTCTTCTGTGTTTGCCTCGGCGCGCATCTGTGCCTCACGCTCCGGGCAGCTATCGCGGATCACATGCAGCCACCACTGACCAGCCTCCTGCCGGCCAATCTTCAGCGACTGCGTCATCGCATTGGGATTGAACGCACTGACATCCACGTTCATTGCCTGGATGAACAGCCACACCATGCGCCGACCCTCCGGCGTTGCCAGAACGGTCCGCACGTCCTGGAGCAGCTGCGCGTCCTGCATGTCCGCCAGCCGGTCGGCGAGCTTCCTCTGCTCGTCTTCTCGCGGGTCCATGCCGGGGCGCTTCATGCGGCACCCTGCATCGCGTCAATCAGCGCCTGGGCCGCCGAACCTTCCTCGGGCACGGTGTCGCTGGCCGTCTTCAACGCCTGGGCAGCGTCCTTCATCGGCTGGGCAGACGCCGCCAGCTGCTGCTGGCGCTGCTGCTGCGCGCGGTCTGCGCGGATCCGTGCCACTGCGTCGTCGCTGCGGATGATCGAGGCCGGGCCACCCACGGCAGCGGTGTACTCGTCGACCACCTGGTCGCTGTCCAGCTTGTCCATAACGGACGGGTCGCCGGTGGCCTGCGCCACGTTGGCCACGAAGGTCATGGTGCGTTCGATCGACCCGACCGCTGCCGCCTTGGCAGCCTGCGCCAGGATGCTGGTGTATTCGATCTTCAGAGGCACATTGGCCAGCACCTGCGGCGGATCAGGGATGCGGCCCGCGCGTTCCAGCAGACGGAACACCCGGACCACCACCGGGTCCAGTACCTCGTCGGTGATGGACTCCAAGGTCGGCGCCAGCACTGCCGCCTTCTCTTCCTTGCGAGTGACGATCTCAGTGGCGGTGCGGTCGGTCTTGTCGCCGAGCGCCTCCAGCATCAGGAACAGCTGGTAGAAGAACGCCCGCTGGATGCGCTGCTCGATGACGGCGATCTCCTCGCGGATCTCGCGCACGCCCCTTGGATCAGGTGTGTAGACCGGAGCGATGGTTGCGTTCAGGGAATCCTGCGGAAGGTAGATCATCCCGCCCTTACGCAGTCGTGCACCACCGGTGCGGCGCATCGACTCGGGACCACCGAGAGTCGGGTCCGACACCTGCTCCATCAGGCGCAGCTTCTCGCCTTCCAGATACTGCAGCTGTTTGATGTCGCCCAGGCAGCTGATCGCCGGGCAGGACGAGTAAATGTCCTCCGCAACGGGGTTCCAGCGGGCCACAACGAACGGGGCCTCGTAGTGGCCACCGATGTCGATCACGCCGTTCTGCCCGTTTGCCGCTCCGTCGATCCAGACCACCTCACGGTATGGCCGGAAGCGCGGCGCCTGCAGCCCCAGCGGGCCGATGCCGGGCCGCTGGTCGGTGTTCGGCTCGATCAGCGACTCCACCCAGAACTTCTGGTCGCCGTTCTTGGTCAGTGCATCCCGCACGACGGCCGGCAGCGCGTCTGCGCCGTAGCGTTCCTCCAGCTGCCGCGCGGTCTTCGGGTAGCGGCGCCACAGCGAGTCGACGCGCCCCTGGTCGTCCAGCCCCACGGCGTAGTTGCCGGCGGTCAGCGCGTAGAAGCGGACCACCTCGCGCGAGTCTTCCAGCACCAGCAGCGGGGCAACGCCGAAAATGCCGTCCTCGGCGTAGACCACTGGCATGGCCTTGTAGAAGTTGCTGCTGGCCAGGGTGTCGCGGATTCGCTGGGCGACGTCGTCCAACCACACGCGCACGCCGAACTGCTCGGCAATGGCCGGGTCAGGCGTGGTCACCTTGAACCACGGCTGCGCCTTGGGCGTCATGTGCGACATCATGCCGGCGGCCATTACGCCCAGAGCATCCGTGGCCGTGCTGTTGATCACCTTGGACCAGTTGCGCTTACGCGGCTTGTCGTCCTGGTCGCCGTAGAAGCGGCCGCGGGTGGGGTCGATGTACTCCGACGTTTGGCGCCACAGCGTCGTCCAGTCGTTCTGCGCCTCCTTCAAGGCGGTCTTGCGGCGCCGGCAGTGCGCCTGCAGCTTCGCGATGTCCATCAGCCTCCCCCCAGCACGGTGTTGCGCGGCGCCGTTCCACCCAGCGCGGTAGTCGTGGGCGCCAGCGATCGATAGGCCACAGAGGACGCGCCGCTGCTTGCGTAGGTACGGCGCTCGTCTTCGGCCTCCTTGCGCGCGCGACGCACGCGGCCGGTCGGATCACCCACGGCGGTCTTGGTGATGCCGAGTGGGTCGGCATACTTCCCGGTCTTGTCGCCGAACAGCAGGCCACCCGGATCGATGATCTGGCGCGAGGTGCACATGGCGTCAGGCACCCAGCGCCGTCTTGACCGACGCGGTCGGCATGGCCGAGCTGGTGTCACCGGCCAAGATGGTCGACCTGGCACCGAAGCGCAGGCGCTGCCGCTGGCGCTCGCGGTCACGTTCGTTCACGGCCGCATCGTCGATCGATTCAGGCGCTACTTCGGGCGCCGCGGCCACCGGCTTCACCTTGGGGGCGGAGTTGCACATGGAGATTCCTTCAGGACAGCGGGTTGTAGGGCTCGCCGGCCTGCTGGTCGGCGTGGTCGCGATGCTCCATCGGCGACCCATCGGGGAAGCGCGGCCTGGGCATCACGGGGTATGCGAACGACAGCACCAGGGCGTCGGCCCGGTTGGGGCTCGGCAGGCCGCGGCGCTTCATGTCCTTCTTCGATTCCATCTGCAGCTTGCCGTCGAGGCGCGGCACCGTTTCCGGTGCCTGCAGCTCGTCGCGCAGCTGCGGATCCTCGGGGATAGCCCCGCCTTCCTTCAGCCAGTCGCGGCAGGCTTTCCACATCTCGGCGCGCTTGTTGAGGCAGCCTTGGTCGCCCGACTCGCCCGAGAACCACACCAGGCGCCAGTCGCGGTCCATGGTTCGGCCTGCGGACACGATGCCGGTGCCGAACCCGCCATCGACGAACACAGCGTCGGCCTGATGCTCGTCCTCCAGCTGGGCAAGGATGGCCGCCACTGCCATGTCGTTGTCGTTCTTGGCCAGCGTGCGCAGCTGCCGATAGGCCAGGCCCTGCCGCAGGCCGATCACCAGCTCGTCGTCGCCTTCCCACGCCGGGTCCAGGGTGATGACCTTCGGCGCCCAGTTGTACTGCTCCGGCCGCAGGTGTCGCCCATAGGCGGCAGCCACATCCGCCTCCGCGATGAACTGGCGGGCCGACATCGACGGGAACAGGCCGCGGATACGGACCTTCACCACGTCGCTGTCCTCGCCGTAGTCGCGCACCATGCGCTCGGCCTCGACCAGGTTCACACCCTCAACGGTGCGGCTGTCTATCTGCTCGGTGTCCCAGCTGGCCTTGAACCGGCGGAAGCATTCGCGGAACCGCCCGGTGTTGCGGGTGGTGTTGCCGAACGCGGTCCAGATGATCTCGGTGCCTTGGTCGGTCAACGCGCCCTCGGCCACTTCCCAGACCTTGTCGGCGATGGCCGAGGCCTCGTCGAACACCAGCAGGATGCGCCGGCCCTCGTTGTGCAGGCCCGCGAACGCCTCGGTGTTGTTCTGCGACCACGGCACCGCATCGATGCGCCACGTCTTGTCGTGGCCCGGAGCGTTGCTGATCAGCGCTGTGGCCGTCAGCGTGGCCCAGTCCTTCGTCAGGCTGATACCGTGCCACTTCGACAGCTCCGCCCAGGTCTTGGTGCGCAGCTGGTTGTCGGTGTTGGCCGTGACCACGCCGCGGGTGTCTTCGAACGTGTCGAAGGCCCACTTGATCAGCATCGCCACCAGGGCGGACTTGCCGATGCCGTGGCCCGAGCCAACGGCTTGGCGGATCACCTCGCCCGCATCAGCGGCACCGGCCTGCAGCTTCCTGCCGATCTTCTCCAGCTGCCGACGCTGCCAGGCGCGCAGCTTCTTGCCATCCAGCGGGCCGCCCTTGACGCCCCACGGGAAGTTGAAAAGCACATAGCCCAGCGGGTCGTGCTGGAACGAGCCGATCGCCTCGACCAGCTGCTGCTCAGGACTCCCGGCCAGCTGCGCGCTCACGGGCGGCCCTCAGTTTGTCGGCCAGGTTGTCCTGCACGCCGTGGTCCAGAGCGACGCGCTCGCCGTACTTCTTCGGCTGCAGCTTGCCGGCGTACCACTTCCGGGCATCGATCATCAGCTTGGAGCGTTCGACCATGTCACCGGTCTGCCGTTCCAGCACCTTGCCCTTTCCGTCCTTCTTCAGCCGCTCGCCCAGCACCGCCTTGTCGGCGATGTCCAGGATCTCTTCGGCCAGCGTGTCCGCCTGCAGCTCGCGTGCACGCGCGTACTGGTTTCGAAATGTCTCGTTATCAGCCAACCAACGAATGACCGTGGAACGGCTCGGCATCTTTGCCGTGGAACAGATCGTGCGCAGGCTCTTGCCATCCACCAGCAGGTCGCAGATTGCGTCGGCCAGCTGCTGGCTGTACTTGCTGGGTCGTGCCATCAGTAATCGCCCCTGATGATCCTGGCCTTGGACCACTCCAGCAGCCCCACCAGCTCGGCGGCGCTGCACTGCCGCCCATAGACGCGGTGATCCACGCCTGCAGCGCAATCCACCACCAGGGCCACCTTTTCCACGTCCCCGAACTGCCCGGCCTCGATACGGTCGGCGAACTCACGAATGCGCGCAGCCAGCTGGTGCTGATCGACCGCCAACGCGTTGTTGGGGATCAGCTGCAGGACGTTGCTCACGGCTCGCCCCTGTCCGCCCGGATCACGGCTTGGCTGGCGCGGACGTGGTCGTCGGCGTCGCGGCCGATTTGAACAGCAGCTCCCGCAACCTCTGCTCGTAGTTCGGCGTGCGCATCACGTTCGACGGCGCCGGCGACGGCCTGGGACAGGAGGCTGGTGCTGCAGGTGGCGAGGTCGTCGCGCAGCTGGAGACGCCCAGCGTGCAGGTCAGCCACAACAGCAGCAGGGACGGTCGCGGCCGCAGTGCGGTCTTCTTCATGCTTCGCTCCGATGGTGGCCAGTGCCTCGGCTTGGGCGTGCTCGGTGGCGCGGGCCTCGTTGACCTGCGCCACCTGGGCGGCGCTGACACTGGCCTGCTGCCGGGCTTCGTTGCCCTCAGCGCGATCACCACGCCACACCCAGCCAGCCGCAAAGCCCATCAGGCCAACCACCGGCAGCGCGATCAGCAGGGCGCGGGTGAGGATCATGGGGTTAGAAGCTCGTCGGCTTGGCCACGGCGCGGGTGAGCGCCATCAGGCCGGTCTGGAAGTCCGTTTTGGCGATGGCCGACCAACGGTAGCAATCGCCCTTGTCGCCCTCGATCGCGGTGTTGGTGTCGTTGACCTTGTTGACCAAGGCCTGCAGCTCCTCACCCTTCGCCTTGATCTCGTTCATCAGGTCGATCTCGGCCTGGCTCAGTTCGCGGTAGCCGGTGATCTTGCGGTGCTGGTTTTCCATGACGCCCTCCTGGGCTCAGTTGGTGGATTCACACATGCGGCGCTCAGCCGCGCGACGGTTCACAAGGCCCTGCACGCGCTTGCCGCCGGCGTACACCCAGCGGTCCAGCTCCGGGCACCAGGCCGCGGCGGGTTGGCCGGCGTTGATCCGGCCCACCAGCGTCGAGCGGCAGGCAGCACCCACCCCCACGTTGTAGGTCCAGCTCAGCACCGCGGCCCACTCGCGCTCGCGCAGCGGCACCTTGATGCACTGGCTGACGCCGGTCAGGTAGCTACCAAGGCGGCTGTTGAGCTTCTCGGCGCACTCCTGCTCGGTATAGACCGCCTTGTCCGGGCGGCTGGTGTCGCCGTAGCAGTAAGTGGCCACACCCACCATGTCGATGTACGGCGTGGGCGAGTAGCCCTCCCACGGCTTCACCAGCGCGCCGGCAGCGAGCAGCACGACGCCCGCGACACTGCCGCCGATCACCTTGCCCTTCATCCGATCACCCCGCCGCGGCGCGCCTGGCGCCATTCGCGGATCCACTTCCACACCAGGTAGCCGATCTGGCCCACCAGGTAGATGGAGGTCAGCACCAGCACCGCCTTGTCCAGGGTGAACCCTGATGCGACGGCCGTGGCCACCGTTACCGGCGGCGTGACCTTCAGGGCTGCGGTCCCCACCGCGTCAATGATTTCTCCCCGCATGTCGGTTCCATGGTTGATCCGGTTCGGCATGACGCCCTCCCCGATTGGTCGATAGGTGCCCGTCACCGCAGCCCGGCAGGCTCGGCGAATTGGTCCGGTGAGGGTGGACGGGCGTGGATGGTTGCGGGGGCCGGATTCGAACCGGCGAATCTCCGGGTTATGAGCCCGGCAGCCTGGACCTCTGGCCTACGCCCGCAGGAAGCGCAGTCCCGGAAACGCAGAAGCCCCGACGCAGGGCCGGGGCTTCAGGGACAATTCTTGACAGTTGCAGAATCAAACCATTCGGTGACGTCACTGTCAACCGATACGCTTGGCGATCTCCTTTGGATCCAACGCCACGCTGACGATCACGTGGCAGCAGCTGGTGCTGAACACCAGAATGTGGGTCGTGATTCCGGCCACCACGGTGGTCTGCTTCTCAGTATTGATGCGGACAGTTGGCCTATCGCACTTCGGGCACTTCCCCTGCATGTTCCTTCTCCTTGGAATGTCCCCCGATTATGCCGCAAGCCGCCCCCGGAACCACTCCAGCCCCTTGCCCAGCTCATACCGATACTGCCGCAATGTCAGCTCCCCCCCATATTTCTCGGCGACCATCCGCGCTTTGACGGCTTGGCTGGCCGACACCGTGTATTCGGTGTGCAGCACCAGGGCGCGTAGCGGGCACTGCCGCATCATCGAAGCCAGCGCTTGCTCGACCCAGCGCAGTGCGTCGGGGATGCCGACGTCGACCGCGATCTCCGGGTTGTCGTGCGGCTTGTCGGCATCGTTCGTCGACCGCACCGGATCCACCGCCCAAGCCGGCAGCATGCCCATTCCTTCCACGCCGCTGCGGTCGGCCATGAAGCGGCGGCGGCTGGATCCGTCTCGCCCCACCAGGTCGCGCAGGGCCCTTTCCCGGGTTCCGGGCGCCATGTCGCGGGCCTTCTCCAGCACGTGCGTGCTGCGGTCAGCGTAGGTCAGCGCGAAGCGGTTGGCCTGCGCGTGGCCCCAGGCTCGCAGCTGCTGCACCAGGTAGTCGTCAGTCGCCATCGCGCATCCCCTTCAGCACGTTCTCGTCGAATCTGAACACCGGCAGCAGGCCGTCGGTGTCGCAGCCGCCCTGCCGGTCCGGCCGGCGCTGGCAGTGCGCCGGGCTGCTGCCGCGCTCGCGCATGGCGCACACCGCGCACCGGCCATGCCGGCGCAGGTAGGCGTTGTAGCGTTTCCTCGTGCGGGCCTCGGCCGTGGTCATGCGCCGCCCCTGAGCAGGCCGTCGCCGTACAGGCCAATCAGCAGCGCATCGGCACGGCCGTTGTCCTTCTTCCGCTGCAGCTGCACTGCCGCCGCAGGGAATCGCTGGATCGCCAGCACGCGGCCAGCATCCTTGCCCTTTCCAGACAGGTCGAAGCGCCGCTTCCACACCGACGGCTGCACCAGCACCAGGTGCAGGCCCAACAGGCGAACCGTCGCCTTCAACTGTCCGAAGCCCTCGGCCAGGTTGTGCCTAGCCACCGATCCCTCGATGGCCTTGCCCTCGCCGTTGCGCATCGGACGGGCGTGGATCCGCTCCAGCGCCACGGCTATGACCGCACCCGGGTTGGCGTCTCGCTGCTGCCGGAGGAACGCAGCGACCGCGCGCGCGTCCACCTCCCCGTCCATCACCGGCATGTCGACCATCGGGCCGGGCTCGCCATCGATCAGCGTCACGATGGCGCCGGTCAGGCCCGGGTCGATGCCGAACGTCAGGCGGCTTGCCATTGGCGGGTCTCCTTCATGTGCTTCTCGATAAGGGTGTTCTGCAGGTCAAGCAGGTAGTCGTCGCTGCCGACTTCTTGGCGGAACTTTCGCGGTTGGCGGGCGTAGGACGGACCGAACAGTTCCTCGCACCGGGCGGCGGACATGCCGCCGAATGGCTCGCCGCGGTGGGACCACGGGTTCAGCCCGATGGTGAAATCGTGGCCACGGCGCTTGGCGCCGTGCTTGCCGCCGACCGTCAGGTGATGCACTTCGGCCGGGATAGGCCTGTCGTCCAAGTCGATGCCCAGGCTATGAGCCACGATGCAGCCGATTTCGGCGATGGCGTCCATCCGCTGCTGCTGGGCCAAGGTCGGCTTGCCGGTAGAGCGGCCGCGCTTCATGCTGGGCACCTCGCCCAGGCCAAGGACTGACCGTGATCGACGTCAACGTGGCGGAGACTATTTACTGCTCTCCCCTCAATCTGTTCTGCCATCCGCTCGACTGGTGGTCTTCTGCGGCTAGCTGGGCGCAAGCAATTCTCACTGTCGCCACATTCCTTGGCACCGTGATCTACCAGGCCAAGCAGAACTCTGCCCGAGACTTGGCAGACCGAAAGCGCGAAAGCCGCAACACAAATACTAGACGCCGCCGGGAGATGGCGCTCGCCAGAATCATCGCGGCCCGCGAACTCCGACGCTGGCGTCGCGCGATTCGGTCGCTCGCGAGCCAAACTTTTGAGGATGAAGAGAAAGAAATCGCATGTGCACGCCAAACTCTCGAACAGATTCGATGGGAAGGTTCGTCGGATGAGTTGGTCATGCTTGGCGAGGTAGCTGAGATTCTGGTGGATCTCATCGCCACCGCTGACGAGATTTCCGACTGCCTCGCCCATCCTTCGTTTCAACCCCTGCCCCTTGGGCCGAATGTGAGTATCCAGGAACTGCGAGAGCTCTGGTCGCAGCTGGAGGCCGGTATCACCCGTGCACTGGAGTCGATGCAAAAGGCCCAGAATCGGCTTGCTGAGCATTAAGAAACCCTCCTGTTCATTCCAGCCATGTTCCAAAAATCGGCGCGCACGTCGTCGAGCATCACGTGGGTGTAGCGGTTGCCGATGTATTCGGTCAGGCCGTCGAACAACTCCTGGAACCGGGCTTGTTCCATCTCGTCGAATGACAGGCTCTCGGCGCGCTTGACCGGAATCGTGCGGATCTCCGGCAGCACGCCGGCCAGCACCTTGCGGGCGCCCGCACCCAGCAGCGCCTCGCAGGCGTCCAGCACCGCGGCGATCACTGGGGTGGCGTCCATCTCCACGGTCTCGCAGCACACGTCGGCATCCAGCTGCAGGCGCTTGATCGCGTCGTGCGCGTCCAGCTGCTCCCAGCCCTCGACGTTGTCGACCATCAGGTGCCCGATCTTGTGAATCAGCCGGTGCTGCCATTCCTCGCGCGGCTGCTTCAGCTCGCCGCGGATCTGCCGGCCGACACGGAACTTGCGATCACGCAGCAGCCGCTGGTCGACCTCATGGGCCGGCACCAACGCGCCCACCAGCTCGCCGGTGTTCGGGTCGATCAGCTTGGCCACGACCAGGTAGATCGGCCGGCGAGCGCGCTTGGCGCGGATCTTCTTCGCTGCCGCGGTCATGGTCATTCTCGGTCCCCCATCGGCAATGCTGCGGCGAGGCCTCGTCGAGCCTTCGGCGCAGACCCAGCTGCAGGCGCCGACGCGCTGTTCTGCTTCGGCTCCCACCATTCGGGCAGGTTGGAGAACCGGAAGTAGCTCGGCTCGTAGGACACGCGGGCCATGCCCGGGGCGCCGTCGCGCTGGATCGCGACGATCAGCTCGGCCGTGCCAGCCCAACGGCTGTCGGGGTGATAGATCTCGTCGCGGTAGATGAAGATCACCGCGTCGGCGTCCTGCTCAATGGACCCAGAGTCGCGGAGGTCGGCCACGATCGGGCGCTTGTCGCCGGGGCGCTTCTCCAGGTCGCGGTTGAGCTGGCTCAGCAGCAGCACCGCGATGTCCAGCTCGCTGGCCAGCAGCTTCAGCGCACGGGTGATGTCGCCGATACCGGCGGCACGGTTGTCCCCCGAGACGTGCATCAGCTGCAGGTAGTCGATCACCACCAGCACCAGGTTGTCGTCCTGCGCCTTCATGCGGCGCACCTGGGCGCAGACGTGCTGCACCTTGGCGATGCGCGGCCGGCTGATTCGCATTGCCGCCTCGCCGATCCTGCGGGTCCAGAGGGTGACGTTCTGCCAGTCGGCGTTGTCGAGCTTGCCCGACCGCAGCTTGCCGCCACTTACCCCGGCCAGGTTGGCCAGCATGCGCTTGCCTAGTTCCTCCGGCTTCATTTCGAAGCTGAAGAACGCCACCGACTTGCCGGCGCGCAGGGCCACCTGCTCGGCGATGTTCTGCGCCAAGGTCGTCTTGCCCATCTTGGGCCGAGCCGCCAGCACGTACAGCCTGCCGCCCAGCAGACCGTCGAGGATCTGGTCCAGATCTTCCAGGCTGGTAGACAGCCCGGTGATACCGTCGACGGCTTCGGCAGCGTGGGACAGCTGGTCGAACACGCGAGCCATCACCGGTGCCACCGGCTCCAGGTCGCACGGCTCGCTGTCCAACAGTCCACCGATGCGAGACTGCGCATGCCCGATCAGGTCGAGCGCACTGCGGCCCTCGGGGCTGTACGCAGCGTCGATCAGGTCGTGCCCAGCATCGATCAGCGCACGCAGCTTCGCCTTCTCCGCCACGATTTCGGCATAGGCCCGCACGTTGGCCGCCGACGGCGTGTTGTTGGCCAGTTCGATGATGTAGGCACCGTCGCCGACCAGCTCCAACTGCCCGGCAGCTTCGAACCATTCACCGATGGTCACCGCGTCGAACGGCTGGCGCTTCTCGGCCAACTGCAGGATGCAGCGCCACAGCAGCTGGTGGTCCCGGCGGTAGAAGTCACCTTCCACCAGGACGTCCTGCACCTCGACCAGCGCCCGGTTTACCAGCATCAGCCCGCCCAGCACTGACTGCTCGGCGTCGATACTGTGCGGCGGGAGGCGTAGTGCCTGCTGGTCGCCATACAGGCCCGACAGGCGGCTGACTTCGTCACGGGCCGCGTTCATTGGGTCACCTCGGACAACGCTCGGTCGGCCAGCTTGGCGATGGTCTTCTCGCGCAGCAGGACTTCGAAGTCGGGAACGTAGTTCTCATGACCTGGGCCGCCCTTCACCCGGCCCGAGTAGAAATCATCATCGGCCGCGGATTCGAAGTAGAGCTTCCAGAACTGGGGCGTCACCCGCTCGCTGCCGAACAGCTGCTGGCAGAGCTGGCGCACGGTCGGCAGAGCGTTCTCGACCGCCTTCAGCCGCGGCTTGTTCAGCACGGTGCACTTGGACAGCAGGCCGTGCGGCTTGGCCATGGTCGCGTTGAACGCAGCCTGCGCATCGGCAGCGATCTCGCGGATGCGGTCGGCCTTGCGGGCCTTCAGGTCAGCCTTGGCGTCCTGCCCCTGCCCCTGCCCCTTGCCCTGGCCTGCGGCGTCGCCGAGCAGGTCCACGCCGGCGGCGTTGGACGAATCCGAGCGTAGCGAGGATAGATCTTCTCCCTTCCCTTCCTCTCCACTCCCCTCCACTCCATTCCCTTCCGGGGGTGAGGCCTCGTCGAGCCCTCGTCGAGCATCGCCCGAGAACGGCGGATGCTTGAATGTGGGACGGTCAATTTTCTGGTGCTTGCGCCAACCAGTGACGTGCAGATATTCCTTGTCACCGTTGGTATAGAAGGCGATCAGCGAATTCGACGACAACTCGTCGAGCATTCGCTGCACATCCGACGAGCCAATGTCGTCGCCGGGGAAGATTTCGGCCTTCACCGTCTTGGCGCTGGCCACATGGTTGCCGGCGTCATCGCAGAAATTCCACAGGCCGATGAACAGCAGTCGAGCCATCGGCGAGCATTCCATCACCTGCTCGCTGGACCAGAACTCGGGCTTGATAGAGCGGATCCTGGCCATCAGGCACCCCGCAGCAGCTGCAGGCAGCCAGCGATGAACCACAGCGAGCGCACGGCCAACATGGCCTTCTCGGTAGCATTCATGGCCACTTGATCCCCAGGCTTTGCGCGAGAGGTGCCATGGCTCGGGCCAGGTTGGTGAACTGCGCGATGGCCTCGGCGTGCTGGGCCTCTGGGCAGGTCAGGTACTTCTCGATCAGGTAGTGGATCGGCGTGACATCGCCGGTCTCCTTCACGTACCGCTCGAACTCGTCGATGGTCAGGCCGCGCTGCCGTCCGCCACCATCGCCGCCAGCGAGCTTCTCTGACAGCTTCGACGGGGATAGGTCTACCTTGCCGGCCACGGCAACCACGCCGCCGTTGTTGTGCACCTGGACCTGCATCAGCTCCCGCAGGCTCCTGGATGTGTGGGTGAGGCCACCCTGATACGTGATGTTGAGGTGTCGCATATCTGCCCCTCTGTGGGTCTTGGGGAAGCATGGGAACGACGTGTTCCCCACAGTTCCCCACGATGGTTCTGAAAATGGCCGCACCCCCAAACGGAGTGCAGCCTGTGAAAAAGACTCAGCCGGCCTTGGCCGACGTACTGACGCTCACGCCCATGTGCGGAAAGCTGTTTGTCCTGAAGAAGGTCGGCGACGAGGTGCAGGCCAGGCCGACGCGCAAGCCGGTGCCGAAGCCACCCGGTGCGCCCAGCGTGGTGATCCCCTTCCCTGCTCGGGGAAGCCGGTGACCGGCGGGATAGGCGCCCGTCTGCCGGTAGAGTTGGCGGTGCGACCCAACCCAACTGCCACCGGAGACGGACATGGAAATGGATACGGCTACGCTGACGCGCCTGGCCTCGGTTCTTGCGGCCACTGCGAAGGCCAACGAAGCCCTGCTGTCGGTACTCATCGCCACGCACCCCGAACCCGATGTGCTGCAGCACGTATGGCAGCAGTCAAAGCCCGAATGGATCGACGAAGCCCACGAGCAGGCTTTCGCCCAGCACGGCACGTACATGCAGACCTTTCTTGCCCGGCTCGCGGGGATCTCCGGCGAGATAGATGGGGCGGCCACACAATTTTTACGGGGCGGCTAAGCGCCTCGATCACCCTCTCCAGATCGTCGGGTGGGAGCTGGCCGTCCATCTCAGGCGGCGGCCCCAGCCGGCTTCGCCCCGGTCGCGTACAGGTGGTGCAGTTGAACGGCAGCCATGCCCCCCGGCTCCTTCGTCCGTCCCTGCTTCAGGTCGCTGACGGTTTGCGGCGACTTGCCGATGGCACGGCCGATGTCAGTCAGCGTCCAGCCGCGCTCTTCCAGCGCTTTGATTCGGTCTGCCCAGGTGATTTCCATGTGCCGGTTCCAGTGAGGTCGCGGCCATCCTACGGAATTCCGTTATGACCCGTCAACGGCATTCCGTTACGGCATTCCGTTCCAATGTGAACATGGAAACCATTGGCAGCAGAATCAGGGCGGAAAGAGAGGCTCAGGGCGTTTCCCGGGCAGAATTGGCGAGGTCTGCCGGCATAGCCCCTTCTACCCTCTCCGATCTTGAGCTTGGACTCTCGAAGTCCACGACGGCGCTGCACAAGATTGCGCGTAGGTTGGGGCTGCGCCCGGAGTGGCTGGAGACTGGTAGAGGATCAAAGGATCCTGCCTCAGACCCTTCTGAAAGCGACTGGGCCGATATCGACGGCTACGCCCAAGCCATAGGATTGGGCGGCGGCCCCGAGGCCCAGGAGTACGCCGAGACCCACAAGCTGAAGTTCAGGGCCGAATCACTGGCCCGTAAGCGCTTGCGGCCAAACAACCTTGCCGTCATGTACGGCAAGGGCGACAGCATGGAACCGCGCATCCACAGCGGCGACGCCATCCTATTTGACACCAGCGACACCACCCCACGTGACGGTCAGATGTACGTGGTGATGGTCGATGGCGGCGGCGCGGCGAAGGAGTACCACGTAAAGCGCTGCGAGGTGATCGACGACCTGGTGTTCTTCAAGGCAGACAACCCCCGCGGCGATCACAACTGGCGGAAGCCGAAACGACTGGATAGCCCGAAGCACCCGATTCAAGTGATCGGCCGGGTTCGATGGATTGGAAGCTGGGAGGGATGAGGGTGAAGACGATTCAGACGGTGATCATCGGTATCCTCGGGGTTCTGGCGGCAGTCTCAGCTGCGGTGGCCGTTGACAGCGCCATCAGAGTGAACTCCCTAGAGAGTGACTTAGAGCAAAGGTCCATAGAGATTGCATCGCTTCATAGCGATCTGCGCCTCTTACGCGCCGAACTGTCAATTCAGCCGGCTACCGTTGAACAGGTGGCCAATGAGTATGACGACTCGAAGCTCAAAGACGAGCTTGACTCTCTTCGCATGCGTGTGGATTCCGTGAGCAGCTATGTTGGCAATCCGCCCGAGGCTTTCAGCAGCACCAGCCTGACAGACCGCATTGATCGCGGTTTCCGCGATATCTGCCTCAGCACGTCCCACAGGATTTGCCCGAACTGACCCCGCCAGCCTAGGGCCACAAGGCCCTACGGCACTGCGGCAGAAAATTACGGAATTCCGTTGACAACCCAAAACGGAATTCCGTAGAGTAGTCCCGTCGGCCCACCCGGGCCATATGACGGGGTTCACCATGGCACTGCAGCCATACAGCGACCGGGCACGTAGCGCCCAGCGCAACTGGGACAACCAGGAAGATCCGCGTTTCGATCAGGAACACCGCGCCGAGCAGGCTGCGGACCTGGCCAAGGCCTACCGCACCGACCCGGCCAAGCTGCGCCAGGCCGAGGAACTGACGGCCGGCACCTTCAGCGGCACCCACTACACCGAGGTGTCGCTGGCGCTGTACCGGCTGCACCACACGGACCCGGCCGACCTGATGGGATCGGGCTTGCTGCTGGACCTGTACCGGCTGGCCCGAGACGAGGCCGCGGCGATCGACGCGCAGCTGCTGGAAATGGCGCTGCAGCAGGTGGCGGCATGAACATGGATGACGTCCACGACTTCTGCGAAGCGCAGCGTGCCAACGGTGTTGGCTATGCGGCTTGCAACAAGTGCCCTATCCATGCGGCTTGCACCAGTGGCACCGGCTACCTGACCCGGGCCTCGCTGGACGCATGGCAGGAGCGCTGCGTGGCCGCACTGGAAAAGGCGGTGACCGCATGACCGCCGCCGACCGAGCCCTGCACTTCCAGGCGCTGACGCTGGCGACGGGCTACCTGCTGGCCTTCTGCCTTGGCGCGCTGTTCGCCGTCGTGGCGCAGGCGGTGCTGTCGTGACGCCGCGCACCCTCACCCTGCTGGGCCTGCTGGTCTGCGAGGCCACGGACGTCGAGAACAGCGCGGACGTCCGCCGGGAGCGCGTGGCAAAGGCGTACCTCGACCTGTTCAACGAACTGCGTGCCGAGAACCTGCGCTTTTCCGAAGTATTCGAGGCAGCTCGCGCTGTGCTGAGCGTCAGCGACTTTCCCGACCTGCTGCAAGCCGAAGAGCGCCTGCGCGAAGCGCTGGACGCCTGCGAACCCTTCGATTCCAACCACCAGCAGGAAGCCGTCAACGGCATCTGCGCAGAAGGAGATTGCAATGAAGTCTGATCGTGAAATCAAGCATGCCAGCGACCTTGCGGATGCCTTGGCTGGCCACGCCCGCGCTATGTCGTTCGCTGAGGGCGATGCACCTTGCCTCAAAACCACGCTGCTGGAAGCGAGTCACCACATCGACACGAACTGCGTGCAGGTGTGCGCGAAGAAGGACGGCCTGCTGATCCGCACGCTTCGCGGCCAGGCCCGCTACATGACGTGGCGCGAGCGCATCGCCTACCGGCTGCTGCGCGGCAAGACCGAGATTCATCCTCGCGACAACAGGTACGCCTGATGCGCCTCCTGACTTTCTTCGGCTGCCGCAGCTGGCGCGACGTCGCCGCCTGCCTCGCCTGCTACGCCATCACCGCCGCGCTCGCAGCCGCCATGTGCTGGCCGCTGGCCTGGTCCTGACTTCCCGCCGGCGCGGCCGGCCCCTACGAGAGGCACCACCGATGTTCCAACTCGATCAACACGATGCGGTGTTCTCGCATCTGAACCTGCGGAAGGAAAAGCACGGCGACGAAGACGCGGCCGCGGCTGACCTGAAATTCACCCTGACTGCCCAGAACACCATCCTTGACACCATCGATCCCAACATCGTGCGGGCGTTCTGGAAGAAGGCCGAGAAGGGCCAGCAGCAGTCGCTTCCGATGGAAGGCAGCACCGACCTGGTGGCGCTCAACCTGCCGCTGCTGGGCGAGCAGGACATCACCGGCAAGTTCGAAGGCTACGAGCTGTCGATCGGCTCCCTGATGGACCACATCGAGCCAGTGTTCTTCGCCGACGCCAAGGTGAAAAAGATCACCTGGAAGCCGCTCGAAGGCGGCAGCGTGGCCATGGGCTTCACCGTCTCGGTGCTGCTGGACGAAGACGAAGCGGCCGAGCTGCTGTCGGCATGGATCCGCGGTGAAGTGCGTCTGACGCTCACGCCGCCGAGCGCTGCCGCGCAGCAGGAAGACCTGGCCGCGTAACGCATTCCCCCGCCCGCTCCCTGCGGGTGCCTGCGCCGGCCAGGCCTTCCACAAAGCCGGCACCTACCTATCGCGCAGGGATCGATCGTTCCCTCCGTGGCCCCGGGATGACGGGGCACCTCATTCCCACATCGCCGGCCATGCCGGCCGGAGCATTCAATGAGCAACATCGCACCCATGAAGCCGCGCGCCGGGGATCTGGTGACGGCTGAGCAGGCCGAAGCCATTCGCACTGCCCTGAAGACCAGTCTGTACCCGGGCGCCACTGATGATTCCGTGGACATGGTGCTGGCCTATTGCCGCGCCGGCGGTCTGGACCCGATGACCAAGCCCGTGCACATCGTGCCCATGTGGGTTCCGGAGAAGAAGCAGGGGAACCGGGTCATCAGCCCGGCAGGCATGCGCGACGTGATCATGCCGGGCATCGAGCTGTACCGGACCAAGGCGCACCGGACCGGCGAGTACGCAGGTCAGGATGAAGCCACGTTCGGCCCGACCATCGAAGACACCCTCAACGGCGTGCGTGTTCGCTACCCGGAATGGTGCAGCGTTTCCGTCTACCGCCTGGTGAACGGGAACCCCGTGCGCTACTCGGCAAAGGCCTACTGGCTGGAGAGCTACGCGACCGCCAAGCGCGACAGCGATGCACCGAATGCCATGTGGAAGAAGCGCCCCTTCGGGCAGCTGGAGAAGTGCGCTGAAGCGTTGGCCCTGCGAAAGGCCTTCCCGGAAGCGGTGGGCGCCCAGCCGACCGCAGAGGAGATGGAAGGCCGCGTTATCGAGGGCGAAGCCGCGCAGGTTCGGCAGGAGCCGCCGCAGCAGCAGCAGCCTCGCGAGCTGCCGCCCTACCCGGCCGACAAGTTCAAGGAGAATCTGCCGGCCTGGGGGGCACTGATCGCCGCTGGCAAAAAGACGGCCAGCCAGATCATCAACATGGTCAAGACGAAGGGCTCCCTGACCGAGGAGCAGATGATCGCCATCGAGGATTACGAGCAGGTGGACGACGTCGCCACTGATGCCACCGATGCCGCCTCGACCACCACCAGCACCAGCGAAGACACCGGCCCCATCGACTGGGATGCGCCGGGCGAAGGAGAGCGCGCATGAAGGTCGTGGAACTGATCCAGGGCACCCCGGAATGGCACGCCCACCGCGCGCAGCACCTCAACGCCAGCGACGCGCCGGCGATGCTCGGTGCGTCCACGAACCACTCCCGCACTGATCTGATCCGCGAACTGGCCGCAGGTGTGCCGCGCGAGTTCAGCGACTTCGTCCAGGAGCGCGTCATCGATCCTGGCCATGAGTTTGAGGCGCAGGCCCGTGCCATTGCCGAGCAGCTCGTCGGCGAGGATCTCTACCCGGTCACTGGCGTGGCCGGGAAGTACTCGGCCAGCTTTGACGGTCTGACGCTGCTGGAGGACATCGCCTGGGAGCACAAGCGCCTGAACCAGACGCTGCGCGATGCGATGTTCGATGGTTGCACCGGCACCGACCTGCCACTGATGTACCAGATCCAGATGGAGCACCAGGCCATGGTCTCCCAATGCGAGCGCGTGTTCTTCATGGCTTCCGAGTGGCGCCAGACCTCCGGCGGCTGGGAACTGGTCGAAGAGCGGCACTGCTGGTACATGCCCAATCCGGAACTGCGCGCCAAGATCGTTGCGGGCTGGGCACAGCTCGAGGCTGACGTTGCCGCGTATGAGCCGGAGGCGGCTGCCGCGCCGATTACCTCCGGCCGCGCCCCGGACCAGCTGCCGGCCCTGCGCATCGAGGTGACCGGCATGGTCACCGCTTCGAACCTGGCCGAATGGAAGGACCAGGCCATCGCCGTGTTCCAGGGCATCAGCACCGAGCTGGTGAGCGACCAGGATTTTGCCGATGCCGAGACCACCGTGAAGTGGTGCGGCAACATCGAGGAACAGCTGAAGGCGGCCAAGCAGCACGCCCTGAGCCAGACCGAGAGCATCGACCTGCTGTTCCGCACGATCGACGACATCGCGGCCGAGGCCCGAGCCAAGCGTCTGGACCTGGAGAAGCTGGTGAAGCGCCGCAAGGACGAGCGCCGGACTGAAATCGGCAACGCCGCCCGCCGCGCCGTGCAGCAGCACGTGCTGGCCATCAACGAGACCCTCGGCGAGCACGCCATTCCCATGCCCACGACGCTGGTTGCCGCCATCGCCGAGGCCATGAAGGGCAAGCGCTCCTTCAGCAGCATGCAGGAAGCCGTGGACGCGGTGGCGGCCAATGCCAAGATCGACGCCAGCCAGTACGCCGACCGGATCCGCGCGAACGTGGCCATCCTCGCCGGACATGCTGAGCACGCAACGCTGTTTGCGGACCGGGTCCAGCTGTGCGCGACGAAGGCGCCAGAGGATCTGCGCAACCTGGTGGCGGCGCGGATCGCCGAGCACCAGCAGGCCGAGCAGGCACGGCTGGACGCTGAGCGCGAGAAGATCCGCGAGCAGGAGCAGGCCAAGGCTCAGGAAGCGGCGGCTGCAGCCCAGGCGGTACAGGTCCCGCAGGTACCGGTTGCGGAAGAAGCACCGGCGCAGGCCGCTGCCGCAGCCAGCGCACCGTCGCCGAGCGCCACCCAGCGGCAGGTCGTCCGGATCAAGCTCGGCCAGATCGTGGATCTGATCGCACCGCTGAAGATCGACGCCGAGGGCTTGCGTCAGCTTGGCTTCGAGCCGGTGGCCACCGAACGTGGATCGAAGCTGTACGACGCCGACCAGGTCGACGCAATGCGCGCCGCCATGATCCGCAGCCTGCAGCGTCCACTGTCGGGCATCAACGCGCAGGCAGCGTGATGGACGTCGCCCTGTACCCCTGCCATGCCAAGAGCCTGCGCCGTGCCGGCCAGGCCCGCGCGCAGCTGTTCGCCCACGTCATCGAGGGCAAGCGCTACACCACCGCGCAGGTGGCCGAGATCCTGGACATATCCCACAGCGCCGCATACGAGCGGATCAAGCGGCGCCCTCACCCGCTCACCTGGGCCGACCTGCAGATGGTGCGCCTGCCATGAAGACCTGCACGAAGTGCGCGGCCCGGCTGCCGCTGCGGTTCTTCCCCCTGATCAACGGCAAGCCCACCGCCGCGTGCGCTCCCTGCCGGAACACCGAGCGCCGCCTGCACGACCCGCTGCGCCCCCTGCGCCGCGACCCGCTGCAGGTGCGCCTGAACAACCTCACCAACCTGTGGCACGGGCCAGTGCGCCGCGTGCCGCTTCGGAGCCACGCATGAAGATCCAGCAGATTGCCCCGTGCAACAAGGTGACCAGCTGCAAGACGGACCCCAAGTACTACGCACCGACCACCAACTACGGCAGCGCATGCCCGACGCGCACTGCGGCCATTGCCCTGCAGAAGCTGGAGCAGGCCTACGCGGAAGACAAGGCAACCCACGAAGCCAACCTTCCCGCCATGGCAGCCAATCAGGAAATCATCGAACGGGTAACCGCGCTGATGGCCGAGATCGGAATGCCTTCGCGTTTCAGCGAACGCGATCTGCGCTCCCGTTCCCGCTACCCGAAGTCGATCACACATGACGCCGGCTACCTTACCGACCTGCGCCGGGAGGTGAAGACGAGCGACGGGTGGGACCACGCCCAGGCAACCTACGAGCGTTTGCTGGCCGACTACCGCAGGTTCGAAGCAGAAGCGGCGAAGCAGAAGGAACATGCTGACCGCCACAAGGAGATGAAGCACAACCGACTGATCGAGCAGCGCAAGGCGGACATGGCTCTGGCTGCGATGCTGCTTCGGTACGACCTCCCCATCGATGCGTCATGGGAGGACGTCCTGGAAGCCTTGCGCGGCCGTGATAAGCGCCTCGACTTGGCCGTGGCAATGCGACAGACGCGCGGCGATTGGAGCGAAGGCCCCTACCGTGTGCGCCATGCGCTCGACCGGTTCTCCGTCGAAACCGACGAGGACAAGGCCATTGCCAACGACGTGCTGGACTGCCTGCGGGACTTCGAAGACGGCCGCGTGTTCCGCGACACGACCTGGAACTACGAAGTTCTGTTTGCCAGCGTGGCCGACCAGCAGTTGTCGGCGGACGTGCAGACCGCCCTGGACAACGCACGGGACACCTACTGATGACCCACCACCGCTACGACCGCCGGCTGCCGAAGCGCACCGAAGGCTTCGCCTGGGGCCGGTCCATCGACAAGGTGCTGGGCGGCCACGTCCTCACCTACCGCCTGTTCCGCCGCGACCTGGCCGGAAAGCTGCACATCGAGACGCGGACGTTCCAGATCAACGACCACCGCCGGCACATCGCGCTGCAGCTGCTGATCGCACGCCGCCAGCTGCGCGAACGGGTCGACGCCATCGGCTATGCCCTGATCGAGGCCGAGGCAGTGCCTGCGACCCTGGCCACTGTGCGCCCCGGCGGGCGCGTGCAGCTGCCGCAGGTGGCCGCCCATGGTTAATCAGCTGCTCACTGCTGCAATGGTCCACGTGTTCGCCCTGGCCGGGTTCCTGGCCGGCATCGCCACCCTGTGGGCGATCAGCCGCGCATGCCGCGCCGCGCGCGCAGGGCTGCGCTGGTGCTGGCGACAGATCACGCAACACCACTCAACAACGATAGGAGACTTGCCATGACCACCACCGCCAACAACACCGTTTCCCGCGACAACGAAGACAAGATCATGCTGGATCTCGCCAACTTCATCGCGAAGAGCGCACATCCAGAAGATCCGCGCCTGGAAGTGGCTTATGCCATCGCGCGCTACCTGAAGCTGGATTGGCCATCCTCCTATGAAGACGCCTGACCAGCTTCGATCCTTCGCCCGCTCGATCCTCGACCGCAAGCTGCGCGCCGGCTGGCGTCGAGAGCAGATCCTGCGCATCGAGTACGAAGGATTCACCGGGCCGGCGCACGCCGGATACCTGATCTCGGCCGGAAAGATCTCGGTGTGCCAAGAGAACCAGTACCTGATCCGCCACACCGACGCGTGGGCCGTGACGTTCCGCATGGCCGACCTGCTGCGTGATGACCCCGCACCGCCGCCGGCGCTGCCGGCCCAACTGGACCTGTTCGCATGAACACCGCCACCGAGCAGCTGCGCGCTGCGCTGGCCACGAACTGAAGGAGGACAACATGGCCGACAGCCCCTACCTGTCCCGTGACGATATCAAGGCGCTGTGCCGCACACCGCGGCGCAAGGGCCAGGCCGAGTTCCTGCGCAACAACGGGATCCGGCACTATCTGGACGCCCACGGGTGGCCAGTGGTGCTTTGGTCCACGATCGAGGGCAAGCCGGAGCCGAAGACGCCGCCGGCGGCGGACTGGAAACCGAACAAGGCAGCAGCGTAATGGGAAGGAAACCGAAGAAGCCGGGGGCTATCCCCCGGTTCCGCCCGCGGAAGCAGAAATCCGGCGTGGTGCACTACTACTACGACCATGGCGGCAAGCCGCGCAAGGAAACTGCGCTGGGTAGTGATTACGGCCTGGCCATCCAGAAGTGGGCCGAGCTCGAGCGAGCGGCGACGATCCCGACCGATGCGAAGCTGACGTTCCGGCAGGCCGCCGAGCGCTACCGCGTGGAGGTGATCCCGACGAAGTCCGCAGGAACGCAGCGGAACAACAACCGCGAGCTCGATTCGTTGATCCAGTTTTTCGACGACCCGCCGGGCCCGCTTGACGCGATCCGCCCGACGCACGTTTTCAACTACCTGCAGTGGCGCCGCAGTGCGCCAGTGGCTGCAAACCGTGAGAAGTCGCTGCTCTCCCACCTGTGGAACTGGTGCCGGCAGAAGGGCTACACGGACCTACCGAACCCATGCGCCGGCGTGAACCGATTCCGGGAAGACGGCCGCGACGTGTATGTGGAGGACGACATTCTGCAGCGGGTGTACGACGCCGCCGACCAGGTGCTGAAGGATGCGATGGACCTTGCCTACCTCACCGGCCAGCGGCCGACCGACATGCGCGAACTGGACCGCCGCAACATCAAGGACGGGACGCTGGTGCTGCGCCAGGGCAAGACCAAGACGCCGGTGCGCATCGCGATCACCGGCGAGCTGAAGGTGCTGATCGATCGCCTGCTGTCGGTGAAGCGCCCGGATGACGCACCCATCAGCACGCGTCTGCTGCTGGGCGAGGACTGGCTGCCGATCGGGAAGGATGCGCTGCGCTACCGATTCGACAAGGCCCGCGAGCGCGCCGGCATCCCGAAGAAGGAATTCCAGTTCCGCGACCTGCGCGCAAAGGCAGGCACGGACAAAGCCGATTCGGCCGGCGACATTCGCCAGGCGCAGCAGCAGCTGGGCCACAAGTCGGTGACCACGACAGAGATCTATGTGCGAAAGCGCCGCGGTGCGCTGACCAGCCCGACGAAGTGA